GCTCTTAAAAGCTTTGACGACGCATACAGGTATGTTGATACAAACAGCATAAGCGAATATCTCAATGGGCTTGAAGAAGTTAGAGATGATATGCTGGCGTTTGTTGGCGAAGAGGAGGATGACCCAAACAGACCTCAGATAAACGCCGACGATCTTGACCCGGACTCACCAGACTTTTGGGTTCAGTATGAAAAAAGAGTTAAAGAATTTGAAAGAGCATACGACGAATATGAAGCAAACAGAGATGTTCCGGATTATGACAAGTTGAGCCCTGAGGATGATGAATATAGCTTTTTTGTTAATCGGCTGATTGAGGCGGGAATGGACGAAGACGAAGCTCAAGACCTGTTTAATCGTAACGCCGATGAAAACGGAGATGTCGATCTAAGAAGTGTTGCTGGAGAATTGGTCCATTATTATCTTGACTACAATGACCTTGACGTTGATTCTGATATTCCTGAAAGCATTAGGGGAAGAATAAAACTTCAAAGTGCACAGAACAAAATAGAAGAATTGGCTAAGTCCTTTGGCGTAAAACCTTACAAACTGTCATATATTGTGAAGAACGCCATGTTAGATTCTTTGGCGGAGAGCACAAGGCCAGACTTCGATGAAGCCATGTATGATTCCGTGGGCACAAAGGTCATGAAAGCTCTCGGCTATGAAGGCATTGATGTCAGAAACATGGAAGGTTTGGATAACGCCACGTATGGATCAGTTATCTACGACTTAAAACCGGAATCGGTGCAGTATGCTTACGAGCCTGATAATGGTATAATAAATGAGGAAGAGAACGATGAGCTTAAACGAATACAGGAACCAAGTAGTGCTCTATCTGAAGAACAACTTGCATTACTCAAATCAAGAGATAAGAGCTTCATTAAGGGAGTACGAAACGATATTACAGCGCTGTTTAGACGCAGGTATGAGTCCAGTGGCGACAGCAACAATGATTCAAAACGAATTATAACCGTAAGCGGAGATGATTTTTACGAGTTCTTTAAAGCAAACCGAAATTACTTGAGGGATCCGGAAACAGTTACTCTCCACGACAAAGCAGATTATCAAAACGGAACCGCTTATATGTCTAATGATGGCTTGAGCGGTTTTTATATTGCCGAAGACGGCGACTTACAGTCTGTTTATAACAACAGTGGCAAACCAGGTTTCCCTTTAGATATCTCTGATATTGTTAAAGAGAGAGCTGATTCACTGGATTGTTTTGAAAGCGACGTAAACCACCTGGCCCGGATGTATCAAGAGGCTTTCGGTTTCAAAGTAGCATCAATCCTTGATTTCAACAGAGAGGTCATGGAAGATGAACATGGCAAAGAGTTTACTGATTCCTTTATTAAAAAGTTTGGTGAAGCGCCTGTGTATTTCATGGTGAAAACAGACCAGGATGTGGAGACCAAACACTTTGCAAAGGACCAGTGGCAAGAAGCTTATGACTACAGGAATTCTTTTATCGAACGGAAGAGTGACCTGGAAATTACCGATGAAGACCTTAAGAACTACCGGGTTATCGACTCAGCTACTACCGAGAAATACGGAAAGAAGAACATCGACAAAGAAACCGGCATCTTAAAGCCTAAAGCAATCATCGAACTTGACACCACTATTGGTAAAACCACCCATGAAGAAGAAATCCAGGATGGTGAAGAATACGCTGGCAAGTTCGTAGAAGCATTAGACAACGGCGCAGATGTAGATGACTTGCTCCAGAGGCTGATGGATCACCCATTAGAGAACGGTTTGGTACGTGCTTACTATGTTTCCCAAGCGTTAGCTGATAGAGGCATGGAAAGCGAGTACATGGAACTGGCTCAGTGGGCTAGAGATATCGACAACCTCGGCGGTAAGTTAATCGAATCAACGAAGATCCTTTACAACTTAGACAGCACATTCTCCAAGGCTGTTTACTTAACTCAGGTAGAAGAGAACCTTAAGAGCGAATACAAGGAACGTCTCAAGAACAAGAAGGGCGTTGACGTTGAGCAGACAATCAGTGAGATTTTCAATGAGTATGCCAACAAAATCATCAACTCCAAAACATCAAGAGAGTTCCGTTCGGCAATAGGTGCTCTTACCAGGGAAGTAAATAGAAGGATGCCTAAAACAATTTGGGACCGTATTCACCAGTACAGAATGCTGGCTATGCTTAGCGGTACTAAAACTGCCGTAAGTAACTTTGTTTCAAATACTTTCTCGTTGGGTTTATACAAAATGAATAGCATGAATCAGGCTTTACTGGAAAGTGCTATGCAGAATGTTGAGATTAAATCCTTCGACGATAAGAAAACCTACCAAATCAAGCAGGAAGACCGTAACGCAACACTGAGGAAAGATCCCACTGCTACCAAGAGAAACAGAAAGTTAGCTACTGAAATCTGGGACAGCTTAGGCGAAAACGAAAAGACCAAGTACGGCATTGAAACAGAAAAGATCCCGGATATCATCAAGAACAATCTGAAAATAAAAAACGAAACCACGCAGTCAAAATTATCTAAGGCTGTTGGTGGACTGTTTGATGCTGTTCAGAACGTTCAGGGAGTGCTGTTAAACGATGCTCCGTTTGCTAAGGTGGCCTTTGTTCAGAGATTTGATGAGTTAGCCAGGGCAAGAGGAATCAACACAGACAAGATTAACAAGAGCTCTAAAGAGTATGCAAGATTGATCGATGATGCGTATAACTATGCCCAGGAAGTGGTCAGCCACAACGATACAGACATCAGTAAGACGATTGCCAACCTGACAAGGAGAAGCGCTTCAAACGTCAGAATCAACGAAGACTCTACGCTGGTTGGTTTAGACAAGCAAATCAAACGCTTCAAGGAAAGAGCCAACAACGGCGAGCCAATCTATCGATTCATTGACAGTGCAGTAAGCAATTTGCAGAAGTGGTTCGTGCCATTCTATAAGACGAATGCTTCCTTACTCCAGAAGAGTTTACAATACTCACCATTAGAGTGGGGCCAGGTAATCAACGATTGGGGCAAGGTTAAAGCTGGCCGTATGGAAGTTGTTGATATGGTCGAACATATGTCTAAGGCGGTCACCGGAACTGAACTGTATTTGGTTGGTGCAATCTTTGGCTTCTTAGGTTTGTTGAAGTGGGAAAAGGACGATGAGGACTATTCTGGCAGGCTTTCCATAAAGATCCCAGGAACTGACAAAGGTTATACTGTAGACTTCATTGACCCGATCTCCACGATCTTCGCTAAAGGTGTTGTATTGGCCCAGAACATTTCGGAGCAGGGAGGCCCGTTCAAGACAATAGAAGGTCTGGTTCGTGACTACGAGGATATTTTCTTAAGTGACGAGCTGGATATGTTCAGTTCCATGAAGGACTTCTTTGATACCGTTGGCAAAGTCAGAAAAGGCAAAGACGACTATGGAGAATACACATTAGGTGATGGAGCTACGGACATTGCTTTCAGTGTTCTCAACTCCTATATCCCTTCAATCGTCAGAGACGTTAGCAGAATGATTGACCCGGCCAAGAAGAATGTTTATGATACCGACAACAAGAAGTATCTGTTTAACAGGCTGGTGAACTCTACGCCATTCAGGACGAGTCTGGTTGATAAGAAAGACGCAACCGGAAGAACTATTAACTACACACAGCCATTCACAGGAAACGATGTATTTGACCGGATCCTGACGCAAATGGTTTCACGTGGAAAGCTGGTAGATTCTAACGGCCAGGCCATCACAACCAGAAGCGGTTCACAGAATATGCAGGCAACCAGTTCAGACGGTTATACGCAAATGGCTAAGGACTTCCAATACAAGGACGAAAACGGTGATGGGTTCTCTGATGCGCATTGGATCCGTGACAGCGTTCCGTCAAATATCTATCCGGCAGGAGTGAAGACAGAACTGACTCCTAAAGAGAAAGAGACATACGGAAAGACCTGGACCGATACGTGGACGTCAGGAGCTAATTACCTGGCAGACAACGACATCTATAAAGGCTTAAGCTACGAGAATCAGGCAGACGTTGTTTATGAATTGCAGGGCTTTGCAAGGGAATGTATTGAAGCAGACTATTGCATGGCGAATAATTTGGAAATGACGGAAGCACAAAGGACCGCAAACGAAATCAGAAACTTCTGTACCGTGAACGGAAAGCTTGATGGCAAGATGCTTGGTCTGATTGCACTTGGAACGGCTAAAGAAAATAAGCTGGCATCCGGTGGCCAAAGATATGTTATGGCTGAGCAGGATGAAGAAGGAAAGACTATTAGAAACTCAAGGCAGTTAGCTATGAGACACATCTACGAGGAAGCAGGAATCTACGACAAGATCGTGGAAGCCGTGCAGAACAGTGATGGCGCACTCACATATGCTGACTTCGGTTTAGGCAAGACCGTTGTTGAGAAATACAGCGACGAGAAAGCCGGCTCCGATTACCAGACTATATATAATAAGACTATGAAGTCTTCAAGTAAGAAGAGCAGTAAGGTTTCCGGGGGAAGCGCCGGAGGTATTACAAAAGCCAATGGCGGTGGCTCCACAAAGAAACTAAGCATGGCGCCGAATCCTATAAAAGAAACAAAGGTTGCCAACAGTTACCTCAAGGCATACGCAGATGTGTTCAAGAGGAATTCATCCAAAGCCACAAGTTCAAGCGGTGGTACGGTTATCTGTCCTAAGTGCGGTAACAGAGTATATGCTGGGGCAAAAAGATGCCCTGTATGTGGAACCAGTCTATAATATAATAAGGAAGGGGGGGTGTAATGCTCCCTCTTTTTTTGTTATAATAATAGTGTTCCAAAACATCACGGCCGAAAGGCTTGCCACCGATCCTCAGCATTGGGGTGTAGGTGGTTTTTTTATTTGCAACAGTTTTGCAACAGCAGTGTGTTTTTGCAACCGATTTGCAACAGGAAAACAGTCATACATACCCACTTACTACCACTTACTGAACCTTTCAAAAACCCAGCAATAATGGGCTAAAATAAGAAAAACCCCCATTTCAGAGGGTTCTTGGGCATACTTTCGCAGACTCTTAGCCCGGACCAAAAGTCCTTTATTTTACTTGCTTATTTGATGTTTTGCAACCGCCCTGCAACAGGTTTTAGCTCAACAACTCGACAGCTTTCTTTCGGGACTCGTCGCTAGAAGAAGCATAATACAGCGACATGTCGTAATGAGTGTGGCCTAAAATGTCCATTGTTGTGCGGTCGTCAACCTTGTTTGCAACTAAAGATGTTGCCATGTTGTGACGCAGACGGTACATGTTGAACTCAATACCCTTTGGTTTGCATAGCCTTCTAATGACATCACTTAGCCAGGTAGAATCCATATACTGACCGTCATCTTTGACAAACAACTTGTCAGATCGTGCAATCTCCTTGAGCTCTTCTAAGGTCTCGACTAATCCTGGGTGGATAGGGATCTCCCTCACAGACGTAGGAGACTTGCACCTTCTGACGACGTTGTTTTCTTCTATAGACGAGCCTAACTCTTTGGTTACAGAAATGTAGCCTTTTTTAATGTCGTCTTTTGTCAGCACCGCAACCTCAGCCGGGCGCATACCGGTGTAGTACAAAGTTTCCAGGAATGCGATGATAACCTTTTTCTCGTGCCAGCTTTTGGTGCAATGTAACACCAGGTCCTCCACCTTTAAAACTGTTTCTCTGTCGGTCTCGACACCACGCTTCGTTTGGATCATGTGAGACTCCGGCTTCCTAATGCCAGCCATCAGGTCTCTGTTGATGTACTCCTTGGCCAGCGCCGTTTCAATGATGTCGTTCTTCCATAAAGTGTAGACCCTGGAGATCGTATCGTTTGACGCAATCTCAACCATCTTATTGAGCTCTTCTGTTATATCGGCTCTGGTTACTTCCTGGATCTTCTTTTCCTTATGGAGAACGTACTTCTTAAATAATTTCTGGTGGTAGTCTTTTGTCTTCCAGGAAAGCGACGTTGAATCCAGGAACTCTTCAAACACCTCCCGGACCGTAACGTTGTTTTTTCTTAGAATTGTGTTGTCAGCAATATCTGCCAGGGTTCTGTTCCTGAATTGGACGGCAACCTCAAACGCAAGCTTTGCTGATCCGTAAGATTTTTCTGCGAAAGTTTTTGTAATCGTGAATCCTTCTGTTCTAATAAATACCTGGAAGGACCACTTTCCATTCTTGCCCTGCCTTTGCGTAATATACGGCTCTTTCCTATACTTATTCATTCTATCCTCCTTTCGTATAGTAGCCTGACAGTGCGTGAGTTTGTGGGAACTTCACTGTCATCTAGTCTTTATAATGCAACTTTAGATAATCAAGCGCATCATTAAACAATTGGTTTTTGTCTATGGATAGTATCTCACATCCAACAGAGAATACATCCATTGGCATAGAACGCTCTCCTTTTTCATAGAAAGCATAGGCCTGTCTCGAAATTCCTTTCTTCCAGCCTCTTTCGTTTTTTAGTTTTGTTGAAATAAATCTGGCCATGTCGGCCTGGGTGTATCTTCTTACTACCCTTTCACAATAGAACTTGTCTCCTATATATACGTCTGCCTTATTGAACTCCATTTCATCCTCCTTGTGTTTTCCTCTCCAATTACATGATAAACAAAAATGTAGCAAAAAGCAACGAAAAGTGTTGCAATCTATTGAGAAAGTGTTATACTTGAATTGTCGAAGGCTACAGATACGTAGAAAAATGCCACAAAGAAAGGAGGTTCCCATGACACTTCGTGAGATTAGAAAACTCAAAGGCTTTACCACTAAATACGTTGCAGAAAAATTAGGTATCAAACCAAGGTCTCTTAACAAGAAGGAAAGGGACAACAAGTTCACCGTACTACAAGCTGAAACGCTTTGCTTGCTATACGGTGTTCGTCTCGAAGAAGTAGATATCTAATTTTTTTATGCTATTGTGCTACAAAAACGTAGCATTCCTGCCTCTAAGCGAGCGCCTCAGCGTATCCTCCCATGCTGTGATTTGTACTCCTTACTAATACCATGACATACGACGTTATTGCTTTTTCATTCGTTGGGGCGCTCACTCGGGGGCAGGAAGAAAGGAAGACATGAAGTTACTATCACTGAAAGAAGTGTGCCAGATGGTTGGGTGTACCGATCCAAAGGGAAGGTATGTAAGAAACCTGAGAGCACAAGGAAAGATTCAGGGGGCCAAGTTTGGAACTCACCTGATGTTCACTGAAGAATCTGTAAACCGGTTCATTGAAAACGAATTTAGGAAACAGAACCCACAAAAAAGGCCGATCATTTAAGACCGACCGGAGACATGAAGTTCCCACAAACTTCGTCTCCATTATACCAGAAAAAGGAGAAAGCAAATGGCTGAAATTAAAGTTGAAAAGAACATCTTTGAAATCGTCCAGGCAATTCGTCTGGCAATGTCGAAACTCCCGCTCAAGAAAACGGGCTATAACAAGCATCTTAATTACTACTACTTTGAATTAGGGGACTTCCTCCCGCAAGCTACCGAGCTGTTTGAGAAACATGGCATCTGTCCGGTATTCAACATCGGGTTTGATTCAAACGGAGTGGAGATGGCTACGCTGACAGTAACAAAGGGAGCAGAGAGAATCGTGTTCTCAACTCCTACGGCAGAGGTTCCAAACATGAATGGGATCTTCGGCCTGGGTGCAAAGATTACCTACTGCAAGAGGTACCTCTACACAAACCTTTTGGACCTGACGGAAAGCGATATCGCCGACGCCAACAACGAAAACAAGGAAGCCAAGATCGAAGAGAAGAAAGCCACGCCAAAGCAGATAGAGATGATTAAAGGACTGTACGACGCCGAAAACATCGGGAAGATGCTGGAATACTACAACATTCAAAGCCTCGAAGAACTGCCTCTAAAGACGGCTAGCGAAGTTATTAAGAGGAAAACGAAATGAGCGAGATCGTAAAGAAAGAAAAGAACGAGCTGGTAACTAAGGAAGACCTGGAGTTCCTGGTATGGTTCGACGAGCAAAAGAAGAGAGCCAAGGTTATCGAGGACCGGATCAAAGGGACAGCTCACAAGTTCTTAGAAGAAAACGAGTTATTAGAAGACGGCTATAAAGCCGAAACAGATGGCGCAAGAATTCACATCTACGAAACAAAACCGTACAAGAAGAAGCAGATCGATACCAAAGCCCTAAAGGACCAGGGATTGTATGACACCTTCGCAAAAGATGTATGGGTTAAAGGGTCGGTAAAGATCCAGGTAGAGTATGACGATTGAGTTCATTGAAGATATTCACCAGTACGTTGTTGATGGCATCTGTGTTCCTTCAGTGAGTGACCTTATTCGATTAGAATTCCCGGAGGCTTACAAAGGGATCCCCGAGAGGATCTTAAAGAAGAAAGCATCTTATGGTACGAAGGTACACGAAACCATTGAGAAGTTTGTACGAGGCGAATTAACGATGGAAGAGATTCAAAAGAAACGAATCGACCCCAATATTAAGATCGCCGTAGAACAGTTCGAGGAGCTTCGCAAAAAGTGGGCGTTCCAAATCAAAGACATGGAGCAGATCGTTACCTACAAAGGAAAGTACGCCGGCACCTATGACCTACGTACAATTGACGACTACATCATTGATTTAAAGACAACCACGGAGCTCCACGAAGACTGGCTCAAGCTACAGATATCGCTTTATTACCTGGGGGCAGGGATCGAAAAACCACACGGCTATTGTATATGGCTACCCAAAGGGAAGATGGCCAAGGTAATTCAGATCGACTGCATACCAAAAGATCAATTGCTGGAAATGCTCAAGGGGGTTGCGAATGACGAATGAAGTTTGGAAGCCGGTTGTTGATTACGAAGAATACTATGAAGTCAGCAATTTGGGTAGGGTGCGAAGCATAGCTAATAGAAAGTGCGTACATGGAATTGATACGTATTCTATCAGGAAGCACCCAAAAATCATGAAATTCGGGCATAACCAATATGGGCACTTACAGCTCAATCTTACCAAAGACAAGCAAAGGAAAACCAAAATGGTCCACAGACTTGTTGCGGAAGCGTTTATTCCAAAACCAGAAGGTAAAGACTACATCAATCATAAGGACTACGATCCTACAAATAACGTAGTTGGCAACCTTGAATGGTGCACCCAAAAAGAAAACGTTCGCTATTCCGCCGATCGCATGAAACATCCAAAAAAGCATTCTACCAACACGGGCGAACATCATATTTCCTATAGGAAAGAAAAACGCCTGTATCGTGTCTGCTATGCAGAAAACGGAAAACGGACTGAAAAGTTATTCAAGAACTTGGAGGAAGCTGTCGCATTCAGAAATGAGCAATTCAAAGAAGCTGTGTTTGCAAGCTGAAAAGAGATGTTTCTTCTGCCACACTACGCAAAGCCTTCACCGGCATCATGTGTTTGAGGGGACGGCTAACCGCAGGAAAAGTGAAACCTACGGATGCGTAGTCTGGCTATGTGGCCCACACCACAACCTTTCCACAGAGGGAGTGCATTTCAATAAGAAACGGGATCTCCAACTGAAACAGTACACCCAGAGAGAATTTGAAAAGCTCTACGGTCACGACAAGTTCATGGAGACGTTTCATAGAAATTATATAGGAGACATGAAATGAGAGAAAATCAAATCTACACAACCACAAACTACGACCAGTTCGTATTCCGTCAGGCCAACAGAGATGTCGATTTATCCCACGTAAACCGTATCGCTGAAAGCATGGAGAAAAACGGATGGCAAGGGGCGCCGATTGAAGTATCGCTGATCCCCGAGAAGAACCAGTACCAGATCGAAGACGGCCAGCACCGCTACATGGCTTGTAAGAAAACGGGAACGCCGGTCAAATTCATGCTGGTGGAAGCGAAGACCATTTATGACCTGGCCAGACAGAACTCTATGAAGAAGGGCTGGAGAGGCAACGATTATGTTAAAGCCTATTCAGACGATGGCAACTATAACTACAAGAGGCTGATGAATCTGGAGAAAGAATTCCCTAACGTCACGCTCTCAGACATTCTTGATGTAGTCGTAGGTAAGCACAAACAGGACAATCTTAAGAAGGGTTTCATCCGCATCAACGACGAGCAGTTCTTTAAGGCAAGAGAAGTATTGAAGTCTCTGTCCGTTATGAATGAAAGCTTGAAGGTAATGGGGGTTAAGACCGCTTCTAACTACAAAAGAACGTTAATCCGTTTGCTGAACCACGACGTCATCGACCCACAAAGAATGATCGATAAGTTAGACAAGCACGGGAAAATGCTACTGCCTATGTCCGCAACCAAAGAGCAGGCTATGCAGTACCTGGAAGCTCTCTACAATTACCACCAGCCGAAGAATACATTGGTGTTATTTAGGGAGAGATTGAAAAACGTATAACAAATATCATGCAACGAAGACTACGTTTAACGGTATCAAGTTCGACTCAAAACATGAAATGAACCGATACGTAGAGCTGACACTATTAGAAAAAGCAAAGGCCATACAAGACTTAAAAACCCAGGTTTCATTCCCCTTGATTCCTAAAAGCAAGTATGGCCGGGAGATAAAGTACGTCGCTGATTTTACGTACTACGAGGACGGCAAACTGGTGGTTGAAGACACTAAGTCCCCGGCCACCAAAACGCCCGTCTATCGGCTTAAAAAACGCCTTATGGCAGAGAAATACAACATCGTTATTAAGGAGACATGAAGATGGAACTAATTGATGAACTTCAAAACAATATATCGCTTCTGAATGCTTCCGTTAAATCTCTAAGAACTACGTCCCAGGCATACGCCAAAGCAGAGATGGACTATAAAATTCTTCTGAGGCAGGAGTGCTTAAAGCTCAGGGACGAGGGCATGGCGATAGGAATGATAGACAAGACATGCTATGGCATTCCCAGCGTCGCAGAGGCCCGGTTTAAGAGAGATATAGCGCAGGCCACATACGAGGCCAACCAGGAAGCAATTCAGTCCTACAAGCTCCAAATCCGCCTCTTAGATAATCAAATTTCAAGAGAGTGGAGGACGCCGGACGGACTATGAGATACATCAAACTATGCGATAAGATCGTCGACTGGGAGTGGTTCACTGACGGCAACATGCTGAAGGTATGGCTGTATCTGTTAGTTAAAGCACAATACAGTGACGGCAAGTACAGAGGCGTTGACGTGAAGCGTGGCCAGTTGCTTACCGGAAGAAAGCAGATCGCGAAGGAAACAGAGTTGTCGGAGCAGCAGGTGCGAACTTGCATAAACAGGCTAAAATCATCCGGCCAGATAACCATCGAATCAACCAACCAATATTCGCTGATAACCATAATAAAATACGACGATTATCAAGGTTCAGATTCGTACAACATCCAACAGATCATCCAGCAAGCTAACCTACCGATAACCAACGACCAACCAACGGATAACCAACGGATAACCACATACAAGAAAGATAAGAAAGAAAAGAAAGAAAAAGAATATATATATTTAGGCGAATTCCAGAACGTAAAATTCACCGCTGATGAATTGGAAAAACTCAAAGCCGAATTTCCTAGAGACTACCAAGATCGAATCGAAAGGGTTAGTGCCTACTGTGCCTCTACCGGAAAGAAGTATAAGAACTATCTGGCGACGATCCGCAATTGGGCAAGGAAGGACCCTAAGCCACAAGAAGAAACGACAAGGAGGTATGAGCAACCGTGGTAAATCTCTATGAGCATTACGAAGGCGTTCTGGAACATGGATGTGATAAGAACTGTCAAATGTGCGACCTCTACCTCCTATCAAGGCAAGAGTGTGCAGTTGAATCTGAGAAAAAATGGAAACGCTGGGCCCAACAAGAACATGAAAAGTTCGGCGATTATTTGGACGGTGTGAAATGAGATACAAAGTTAAGATCGTAAGTTACGTTTACGTTAATGCGGACGACATATTCGATGCAGAAGACAAGGCTACCGAGATGTTGGGCAAAGACTTCGAAGTTGATTCGGTAATGGCCGATCTCAGCGAAGAAGACAATGATGATATGGAGTTTGAAAGATGGCGGGAAAATCGGTACTTGTAATTGATACACCTAAAACCTGCAAAGAATGCCAATGTCAAATGATGTTTGTTTGCGTTCCTGCTGATGAGGACATTGACGAATACGTCGATCCAAACACAACCATACCAAAGTGGTGCCCGTTAAGACCATTGCCAAAATGGAAAATAGACGGTTGTTCCGCTTTTAACGAAAGAGGTGGGATTGTTTACGATGATGAAGTCTTTGATTTGGTGAAGGAGCTAGTCGAATGAAAGCAGTACTTGTGATTGATGAGATGCCTAAAGATTGTTATGATTGTACGTTATGCACAGAAGATGAAATATATGGGAAACATACATTTATATGCATAGGCTACAATGCTGAAATCGAAGATATTGGTGCAAAAGCAGAGTGGTGTCCATTAAGACAATTGCCGAGTTATAAAGCGGTAGACCTAAACGATACAAGGGATGTTGTGATGTTCTGCCACGGTTGGAATACGTGCCTCGCAGAGATAACAGGAGAAACAGAATGAAAGCAATATTAGTTCTTGATGAAATGCCAAATAGTTGCCATGCCTGTCCTCTTACATATATTAACTATGGAGATGATGCTTATTATGGGGCAAACACTATTAGGTGCGTTATAGACAAAGATACAATTCCACATCATGGCAAATGGGATGAATGCCCTCTTAAACTTTTGCCTAATGAATTTGGCAATGACATCGAAGACCAATATGCCGTTGGTTGGAACGATTGCTTAAAGGAGTTAGAGAAATGAAAGCAGTATTTGTGATTGATGTTCCAAATGAATTGGATGTTAATGATTTGCTGATAGACTACTGTGTCCATACAAAAGGCGAATACAAAACGATAAGGAAAGGTGGAAATCATCATCTTAAACCATTGCCAAAAAAGCTAAAACTAAGAGTACAAAGGGAATGGCTTGGGGACTATGATCGTTATGAAATCGGCTATAACGCTTGTCTTGAAGACATAACAGGAGAAACAGAATGATAGCAATAGCATTAATAAACGCCCCTAGTTGTTGTGACTATTGTGTATTTCAAGGAAATGGAATAGACGGGGACTTAGACGAATACGAAATGTGCAGGTTAGCATTTCGGGAATGTGAATATAACGACCACAGACCAACATGGTGCCCATTAGTGGCTATGCCATTGAAGTTAAACACTTATGACGTAGCGATTGACGTAGCGAACCACTCAAGCAAAACACTAGATGATGCAGAGCAGTACGCAAACGGATGGAACGATTGCATAGACTACATAAGAAGGAAGCCAAAAAAGAAATGAAAGCAGTATTAGTAATTGATGTACCAGACAATATTCTTCTTGATTTTTCTAAAGCGAACATCGAGATAAAAGAAAGTGCTTATTTAGTCAACAAAGGCGAGAACGAATGGAAATATATAAAGCCGATAAAGATTGAAGGCATTTCATTAAGACCGTTGCCACAGAGAGAAAAGGCAAACGAGGGAAGTTATGGGGTGATTGGCATGGTTGATACCGCATGGACTCAAGGGTTTAATGATTGCCTTGCCGAGATAACAGGAGAAATGGAATGAAAGCCGTAATTGTTATTGATATGCCAAATGATATGGAAATCAAAGATACAAAGGCATTGCACATAACTCTGTTTAATGGCTTATTCACTAGAGATATCAGCATAAATTGTCCGTTAAGACCTTTACCAAACAGATGGATTCCACAAGTGAACGGATTGAGCATAGAACAACAGATACGAAACATAGACTTTGCGGGTGGATGGAATTCTTGCCTTGAAAAGATTGCGGGGGAAACGGAATGATATTCAAGAAGAAAGAAACCCCGGTCGAAAGGTACTGGGAGAATGAAGACTATATGAAGATCCGTTTGTTGGATCAGAGACATGAATTAAATGAGTCTCAGAAAAGACTAAAGCTAGTGGATGGTGGAGAATATGAATCTACCCGTCAGGATATCGCAAAACACATCCAGCAATTGGAAAGCAAATATGCCTTTGATGAGATGATGGGGTTCCCGCTGGAAGATGATTTATTCAAGTAAAGATTATATCGGGGTCAAGTGGCTTCAGCAGAAACTTGTGGATAGATTATATGACGGTGAGATAACTCACAACACGATGAAGTTATTCATTGACCTAATTGCTGAATGGAGGCTAGAGAATGAGAGGGATGCTGGAAGCAATAACATGGGTAATCCTGCTCACGATAATGCAGATCGTTGAGGTTGGATGCTTGTGGGTATTACGAGTAGTGATTGACTGGTGGCTGGATATTGACTATGTCGAAAAGATAAAGGAGTGGTTAAAAAAATGAGTGGTTATCAGTGCTTCCATTGTGGAGCGTATGCGGTTGGATGGGATGCGGATTTTGACTTTGCCGACATGATGCTGGAGGGCGAAGGAATTGTGCACGTGTGCCATTGCTCAAATTGTGGCGCTCAGATTGAATACTATGTTCCGATATCAAACGGAGAGGAGGAAGAAAATGAAGATATTCAAGGGTAATTATGGATGGTCCACAACGGCTCATTCAAAGACAAAAGACGGAAGAGAACTAAAGTGTTACGTTGAAACGCAGTTTGCCAAGAAGAGCGAGCCGATGACGTACAACGAGGTGGAAGGAAAGTTAATCTTCCGGTCCAGAGGTGGCGTGGAGTATGACTGCTTCTTCTCGAGTTACGAATCCAAAGGGAACGTCGTTCCTAAACTTGTGCTGATGCCGGCGGGTGCTGAATCTAAACCGGAACAGAAACCATTAACCGGGGACGATGGCAGAGATATGTTTGGCCGGAAGCAGGAAGTAGTAATCGAAAGCGAAGAGCTCCCATTTTATTGATGAAATACAAAGTCTATGAAGTCTACATGGACGGTGAAATGATAATGAAGGGGACGGCAAAAGAGTTAGCAGATAAACTCCGCTGTACCCCTAAACACGTCCAGTCAAGTTCCTACTTCTACGGGTATTCTAAACTGCTGGGAATGTACGACGTCAAAAGGACCGACGTGTCTGTCGAAAACATGCCGACGCCTAAGGGCATAAAGAAAAAGCAGGTGGTCGATAAGGAAAAGGAAAAGCTTGATAGCATGGCCTGGTATTTAAAGACGTCCGGTATCTACTACTATGGCCAGGAAGATCCTTCTCCAGCCATCGAGGCTCTTAAACAGATGGGGATAGATTGTAGCTACCGGGCAAAGACCGAATATCCAAAAAAGAAAGGAACCAGGGGAAGAAAACCACATCCGGTAACCCATTACTATTTGGAGGTGATTAATGCAACCTAAAGAAGTAAAAGCATTTAAGAATCGTCTGAGGTATTACTCGTATCTTACGCAGGAAATCAATTCCCTGGAGGAGGAGATCGAAGAGCTATATGAACGCTTGGGTGGTGTCCGGGGGATCGACCCATCAAAGGAACCGGTCCATGCAATGCCCAATAAGGACGTGGAATATCAATTGCGGGATTCCATTTCCAGGCTGGACGCTACCCTGAGCTATAAGCGAGCCGAAAAGGATGAGATCGACCGAATACTCGTCAAGATGGAACCGTCCGCCTACGAGGCTATAAAGGCCGTCTACATCGAAGGCAAGCTATGCGAAAATGTGGCCCTGGTTCATCATATGTCTCCAAGCGGTTTGAAGGACCGGATGAATAAAGCGATAAAAAAGGCACTCAATTAGCGAGTGTCTCTTTTTTTACCAGTCCGTGTTGTTTCTTGTACTGAGTAGGGTTCCTTTTGTACTTCCTAAACTCAATATAGATAAGTTCTTTAATGAAACTCATCCTTGACGGGAACAGATCCAGGAATTCTACTACATTCCTTTCTGTCATCTTGTCAAAGTGAATCTCAATTCTTTTCGTCAGCGGGCTTTTGGTGTTCATTCATGTCCTTTCTCAATAGGGATTTTATGTACTCCCGTTTGTTTGGTTGTTTTTCAAACCATTCAAGTATGTCTGAATCGATTTCCTTATGCAGGTAAAACTTGTAATACTTGACGCATTCTTTTCTCCACTGATTAGTAGCCATGTTTGTTCTCCTGGCCATATTTTATCACCTCCTTTCCTCTTCAAACAAGAATCCAGGGTCGAAATCATGGAACCAAAACTGAAACGCCGTTGCTACCAGGCCGATTGCTATAGCTGTTAGGGAAATAATGTCCATCATTTTATTCGTCCTCCTCAAACTCCGGGTTCATAAATAGGTTGAAAAGTATTGTGTTGACTTCGGCGTACATTATCAGATTGCCATCTTCAAACCGGAATGAGAACACATTCACATATTTCAGCCTGTCTGTTGCTCTGCGGATGCTGATTGACATTATCTTTCTTTCTGTCAGCTCACCATAAGTGAAGTGTAGAATAACATCTTTTCCGTTTCCTCTGTCATATGCCTCGTATAACTCTTTTGCGTTCATTTTGCTTCCTCCTTTGGATCGTATGCGGTGTTTCTTTCGATCAATCCAGCTTTATACAATAGTTTGTTAATCTGATCCGCCGTGAGCTCGGCCTTGTATTCCAAACCGCCATTCACGGTAATTTCAACGGTCCATTTCATTATTTGGCCTCCTTTCTTCTCTTGATGTATTCCCTCATGTAGAGCTTTGCCTTTTCTTTGGCTTCCGGGTTGTCCTTGCGGTACTCCCTCATAGCCATCTTTGAAACTTCGTTTAATTCTTTCTGTTTCTCATAAAGCTTGAAGAAAATGTGGGTGACTTCACTGTATTCGTCTATCTCTTTAACGAAGTCCTCATCCGTCATAGCTCTTACCAGCGGGATGTTCAGCTCACACTGTTTGGTGAGATATTTGTCGATTGTTTTTAAGTCTTTGATTGAAATGTATGGCACTTTATGTCTCCTTCCTACTCTGTGTTTGCACCGGCTTGCAACGGTCCTTGGCCACATTAGGAAGGGCGCTAGGCCCTCATGCCTCCTTTCTATAACTCCTTGTAAAGCGCTCTGTATTCCTGGATCAATTCGTCAGCGTCTAGGACCGGCGTGAATTCTTTCGAACGTTTGCTAGTCAACTTCTTATAGCCGTGTTCGATCATAAATCGTTTCTTTAATGCTTCTGTGCGGGCGTCGATCAGCTTGTGTACGGCGTTCATCATCGAATTCTGATAGCGGTATCTGTACCAGGGGCGATTGATCCATCTGTCCCGGCCTTCTGCGATCTTCGCTTCATCCTTGAAAAGGTATGTCTTTTCGGTAGTCCCGTAACTGTCACGGGAAGTCTGATTGAGGAATGTGTATCCTCTAATTTCTTTCTTTTCCATCATGGGAATTCATCTCTCCTTCCGGTTCTGTGTTTTTGCGGGCTTACCACCGCCTTCGGCCACATTAGGAAGGCCCGTAGGCCTATGCGATATAGAAGTTATAAATGTCGTCGTTATCAAGGTCTTCCGGCCATATGTCGTATGGATCGAATACCCGTACTTTAACTTCATCAACCTCCACTTTGCGGTATCCAAGTTCATCCAAAGCCTCCAGCATGTGTTCTTTGATGTTCTTTTTAGCTTTTGTGACGATCTTCACCCAAACACTTTCACGGTTTGAGCGGATATCCAGTTCGTAGCATAAACCCCAGGTATTTTTCCAGGACATAAGTTCGAAATAGGACTTTTGCCAATCGTGGTCCTTATCGAAGTCGTCGTACCTGGCGGTATAAACGTAACAGTCTTCCAGCGTTGAATAATCTTCAAATCTTCTCATGTTTTCCTCCTTGGTGTCTTTGCACCCTTCAAGGTCCTTGAGTAGGGCCCTGGAGGCTGGAAAGTCAGCCCGCCGTTTAAAGCATTGCCGGAAGTTCGATATAGTCCAAATCTTCCAGCAGACGGCCATAGAAGCCTTGTGATGAGGCCAGGGACCGGCAAACGTCTTTTACTCGTTCCAGGTCCATGCGGTCTTCAATGAGAAGCGATCCGCTTTCAAGTTCGATAATGATGTCGATCATGTCCATTTTTTCTGTTTTCATGTTTTCCTCCTTCTTACATTGAGCAATAAGACGTCGTGTTGAAACACATTTCTTTAAGATCGTTTTCTGCTTCTTTTCTCGTTTCAAAGACGCTCACGTGATAAAGCATTCCGTCACTGTCCCATGCCATTGTCCGCCAACCTGTTTTCATGTCGGCGCCGTCGTATGCTCTGATAGTTACTTTTTGAATTGTTGCGATATTCTTTGATATCTCGTTTCTGTACATGTTCATCATTTTGCCCTCCTTTAGTAGTCTTTCAGTAATTCTCTTATGTCGTCGTCCTGGCAATGGCATTCGATTATGTGATCGTAAAGCCTCTGCAAGTTTCCATCCAGGGAATCGTCGTCGTCATAGTCGATCCCATAGCACCTAATGAAACCGGTATTTGTTACGCATCCGGCCTCGATCCAGGATCCATCCTCCCGGACAAGTTTAATGACGTCGTAATAATCTCCGTTGTCAAATTCGATTAAGCCGATATACTGTTCCATGTTTTTCCTCCTCGACGTTTCCGTCCTTGAAAGTCCTAATGCTAGGGCCCTCAAGGATAGAGGCGTCAAACCTCTTCCAGCAATAGCGTGTGCAATTCCTCCAGCTTGTCCCACTCCCGGCGTTCACGTATTTCCGCAAGTTTTGATGGATACCGGTCCAGGTGCTCCTTTTCCCGGTTCCATATCTCCAGCTGATAGAGCCACGCCTTTTCCAAAATTTCTTTTTTGCTCAGCATGTTTCTAAAACTCCGTCGTTTATAGCGCTCATTAGATCGTTTGCGAAGTCCTCCCAGGCGCCATTGAAGTCCGCATTTTGAGGCGTGCAATAATATTCGATCATGGCCCACTGATCCTCTGTATAAATCAGCTCATCATCCATTGCCTGCAAAACGGCTTCATATGCGTCCTTTTCAATTTCATCGGCGTCGATCCTGCTAAGAACGTTTTCAGCTATTCCGACAAAGTCTCCGTTAAAATGACGTACAAGTTTTTCATAGTTTAATGACATATTTTTTCCTCCCGGCGTCTCCGCCTTAAGACCTCCAAATGTTTAGGGGCCTTAAGCCAAAGGCTAGCAAAAGCTAGCAGGGGTGACTTCACCCGTTTCCGGGTCCTCAACCTCCAAAGGCATGTAACGGTCATATGATTTAGTGATGTGAAAGTAGCATTTCAAGCCGTCAACGTAACCGATAAAGCCGGCGCTGAATGCCATACAGTTTTTACCGGTAATTACTAAGCCATAACCTTTGTATTCATTCATTAGGCTTTTGCAATACTCCCACGCCCGGACCTTATAGACTGAAGGCTTTTCATATGCCTCATAAATGTCGGCCGGCATTGTGTTGCGTTTTGCCATGTACCATGCGAATGATTGACGCATAAATTTTGTGTTTTCTTTTTTCACGTTTTTGTCTCCTTTTCTTTTCGCCTCCGGTGGGGGCCCACCTTCATGGCACCATCATTATAAGCACAAGTGGGGGACCACTGTCAACAACTTTTTGAACGATTTTTTTTTCAGTGGGGGTTCAATATGGGCACCGGCATTAAAAAAAGCCCATGAATAAAGGCTTTGTACCAAAAGTAACAATCGAAAAAAGATCGGCTCCGGACGGCGAAAAATGGCTTTATTATGATAGTGATGAGAAGGCCCGGGAGAGGTCTTTTTTTATGGAGGTCTTACATATGAAATGCCCACGTTGTGCACATGATATGAGGCGGAAAAAAACAGCTAATAAGAGATATGTGTTTGAATGTCCTAATTGTCATTTAAGGATCGGAGCGCCGGAGGGGCCGGAAAAACAAAAAGAAGAAAAGGACCTCACCGGTGAGTAGATAAAACACTATAAGGGGAAACAATAAGCAAAGACAATAAACCGGGGATAGCATAGCAATATATCAAGAAGACAAAAGGCCCGGGGAATAGAAAAGCATATAAAGACATAAAGCATAAAAATAGCTAGAGGTCTTAGGCGTCCGCCGTGCTCATCACGTACCTTGAGATACGATCACCGGAAACCGATCATGAGTTCATATGAACCGCATTCAGATCCTACAATATACCGGTATCGCATAGGGCCCGGCGTTCATGTGTTGCGCCACTGTTGCAATAGTACGCAAAAGCCTATGAATAAAGGGCGATCGAGACCCGGACCGGGGACAATCCCTCCCGCTTCTTATATATAGACATTAATAGAGGCGCCCGGGGTACCGGAGGGGTGGAGGGGTAGGGCCCGGATTTTGCGCAACTCTTTTTCATCTATAGAACCCCTCTTTAAAATCGCCCCCATTTTAGACATACGGAGGAATTATGCCAGGTAAATTAAGAAAGATTACATCAGAAGAAGCCCGTGAGATGCAAAGGATCGGCGCTCAGAAGCTAAAAGAACGCAATGCGAGCAGGAAACAGATGAAGTTCACTATTGATACCTTGCTGTCCAAATCGCTCAAGAAAGGCGAATTATGCACCGCTGATGACGTTATGTCTTTGGCGGAAATGGATGGCAAGAATATTGATGTTCAGACCGCTATTATGATTGCTGTTGTGCAGAGAGCATTGATGGGTGATATGACCGCCGTCCAGTTTTTGAGAGATACGGTTGGTGAGAAACCATCAGACAAGATCGAGCTCGATTCCAGTTTGACAGTTGAGACATGGGCGAAGAAACACAAAGTGAAGCTGTAGATTTCACGGCCCAGGAATTTATCCAGGAATTTTTCAAGATACGTTCCAAAACCGGCGAATTAATTAATCTGAAATTTAATCACGCACAGCAGAGATTCTACGATCTTTTGAAGGAAAGTTATGGATCCCGTCCGAGCAGATTCATTGTATTGAAAGCACGTCAGCTTGGCATTTCGACTTTCACAGAAGCCTTCATAACTTTCATGACGATGTTCAACCCCAATACGTCCTCAGTGTTGTTAGCACATCAGGCGGATTCAGCTTCAGCGATATTTAACATGACGAAGTTATTTATCAACGAATTACCTAAGGGTATGCAACCTCGTCAGAAGTATTCAAACGCAAAGGAAATTGTTTTTGATGCCGATGAGAATGGTCTGAAGTCGGCCATACGTGTTATGGTAGCAAGTGATGCGACCCGTGGTAGTACTTACAAATACGCACACTTATCGGAAGTTGCTTTCTGGGAACACCCCGAAGAAGCTCTCTTGGCATTGAATCAGGCAGTCCCCTCTACAGATGATTCTTTGATCGTAATTGAAAGTACCGCCAATGGGTTTAACTACTTCTACAACCTTTGGCAGGATGCCGTGAATGGACGCTCGGATTATACGCCCATCTTCTTTCCGTGGTATGTTGACCCTAATTACTCTCGCCCTTATGACGGATTCACATTATCCCTCTACGAAGCCGATATAAAGGAACGGTTTAATCTCACCTTGGATCAGTTACAGTGGAGAAGATGGTGCATAGCAAACAACTGTGGCGGAGATGAATTAAAGTTCCGACAGGAATATCCAATCACTCCTGAAGAAGCCTTTATTACTTCTGGAACTTCGATCTTCAACACAGAGTTAATATTGGAACACATGAAAGACTTACCTGATCCAATTAAGACCGGGTATTTCTCTTATGACTATGACGGATTACATATCACGAATATCCGCTGGGTCAACGACAGTTTAGGTTACATAAAAATCTACAAAGACCGAACCAGTGGCAACACGGTAATCGGTGGCGATACCGCAGGCGAAGGCTCAGATTTCTTTGTTGCCCAAGTTTTAGACAACGACGGTTATTTATGTGCCACCTTACACAAACAGTTCGATGAAGACTTATATGTGAAACAGGTCTATTGTCTGGGCGCATACTATCACTCTTTAATTGCCATAGAATCCAACTTTTCAACCTTTCCAAACAGAGAACTTTCAAGATTACGATACCCGTCTTTATATGTGAG